ACAGCATCAGGAACGTAGACACCGCCATCAGTCTTGTCCTTGCCCATATAAGGCATGACAAGGATTCTCCACCCTGTGGGTTGTGGCATTCTGTCTTTTAAGGATTTTTCTTTTGCGGCTTTTTCTGCCTGCTTCTTCGCTTGTTGTTGCGCTAGAACATACTCAGGTACGATCAGTGTCATCGATGTACTTCACTTTCTTTAGCAGGGCCTTCAATTCATCAAGAGCGTAGGTGACACCCTGTATTTCACCAACTCTTGCCTTGTAGTCTTCCCAATCAGTTACTCCACCGCTTGTTATCGAAAGACTAACGTCATCTATTCTGTTTATCAATATCTTTTGATAATCTTTTATAAAATTCAAAACATCCATGCTGCCCCCTTGGATCTAGTTTTGTGTGATTACTATCCACTCCACGTTGTTAGTTGAACTTTCAGTTCTGAAATTTCCAGCCTTAGTCCAGTCTATGCTGTCCAACCCCTCATCAAACACTGTTGTCTGAGAAGGTTCCTCTGTTGGTGTCTTGTGATAGTGATGCATTCCATAGGCAAGTGCGCCTATGATAAGTAAAGCTTCCATCTTCTCCTCCTAACTTAAACCCCTTTAAGTTTAAAAAACTAACTCCCGAATATAGACCCTATATTTTGTATAAAGGACTCTCCAGAAAACGGTTGTACAGATTTTTTCTTAGTGCCCGTAAATGTTCTAGCAGACCCTCCCGGTGTACCTGAATAAGTTTTTCCTGTTTTCTTGTCCATGTATCCCCCCGGTATTTCAACAAAATCTCCGCCCAGAGATTTCAAAGCCATACCGAAATCATCAAAAATTCCTGCCGTTTCAAAAGCTGGTGATGCCGTAGCCACACCAAAACCGGATCCACCTGTCAGAGCATCCGTGACACGATCAGGGTCCAGAGATGACTGTTGTTGATCAGGTCTAGAAGAAAATGAATTTATTGTGCCATCAGGATTCTGTGTTGTTTTTCTGCCATCCGGCATGGTTATCTCATTCATCCCGTTTGACATCGGAGTCACGGTGACTCCATTCTCTAACGTCACTGATTCCGGTGCTGCCTGCACTCCCGGCAAGCCCATACCAAACACATCCATTAGCTGTTGTGTCTCTGGTGCTGGTGCTGGTGCAAACCTGCTTTCAAATCCTGCTAGATCAATTTCTGGTACAGACCCTACTGGATCTGGTGCTGGATCTGGTGCTTGAAATATACTACCTATACCTCTTTGAATTTGATTCACACCCGCAGCGATACCCGCTGGTATGCCTTCAATTTTATTTTGAACACCGGATATAAAGTTACCGAAGACAGAGTCTGTTGCTAGGTTAGGCTGTGCGGCGGCTCGTGCCGCAGCGGCTCGTTTACCTTGATCTGGATCCAGACTGTTAAAGAAATTACCTCCGGCAGTAAAAGCACCTCCGATAACATCCTCAAGTGCTCCGATACCCTGACTGATACCCTGACCAAACGACCCTAGAGCAGAGTAATCACCCGTTTCTGTAGCATTAGCGGGACGGAAACCGGGAGTCGCCTGTCCTCCAGATAACGCACCAAGTCTTTGAGATGTTGTATCAAACAACTCACTAGGCGCAAAGCCTGCGGTTTTATTTGAAAGCTGATCGGCTAAAATACCCATTCCCAGTGGCATTGACGCTAATGCAAGACTATCCATAGGGGTGCGCTTTACATTGTATGTGGTGGTTGGACCATACGCTGTATCATAGCTTGTCGGAAAGAGACGAGATTGCAGGCCGGGTCTTAGTTTTCCCGGAGTTTCAATGCTGGCATCTGGAAAGTCAGGGTTAAAGCCTAAACGTCCCTCGATGTTCTGAGGATTTGCATACTTGGAAAACTGATTAGCACCAATGGCTCTTCTGCCTTTTTCCGACATGGTGTTTGAGTAGTCCACACTTCTTGGATCAAAACCTAATACTCTACTCATCCTTCCTTCATAGCCATAAGGATTCGTAGCCGTAATTCCTCTTGCCACATTAAACTCTCTCTGACTCGGAACACCGAACTGACGATTTATCATATCAAGATAGTTTCTCGACATGTTAAGATCGTAAGTGCTGTCATAGGTGGGTCTTCCAAAAAACCCTTTGCCCACGCCTAAATCTCTATAGTCGGAAAGTGCTTTTGCGCGAAAACCTGAGTCAGCAACTTGGTCTTGTTGAGCACCTGCAAAAAGAGCAGGCCCTATCGTTCCAAATTGTGCTTGAGCCTGACCGGGAGACATTCCGAGATCACTATAAGATTTGCCACCACCTTGGTTTTTATCGCCGCCGCCGCCGCCACCACCACCTTCAAAGCCGCCACCGGGTTTTTCATTACCTAAACTGTCTTTTTCATTCGGTGGAAAGGCAGGTATACCCGCCGGACCCGGCTCACCAGAACCGCCAAGAAGCTGCAAGATGCCTGCCTCTTGTGGAGTAATGTACGACAGCATGTGATCTTGACCAGCAATATCAGTGCGACGCGGGACGGCAGAACCGCCCTGACGCATCTTCATCACTCTGTCGATAGGTTCAAACATTATTTGATTTGTACTTTTCTTGGATTACCCATGTATGCAGCGCCCATACCACGAACTGTGCCACCAAGATTTAGCTCTTTAGGATTGGGTTTTGTAGGCTTTTTCTTTCGAGACTCTCCTACTCGCTCTAATATTTCAGGACTGACTTCTTCTTCAAGAAGAGTTCTTCGGCCTTTCAACATAGCCTTAAGTTGTCGCTTTAATGGCACAGGCTCATATCCGAGCTTTTCAGCCATTCCCGGATACATCTGTTCCATTTTTAACTTTGCCTTTTTATCTTTAACTGCTTGCTTTGGAGTTTTAGGAAGAACTTTTGGTTTTTTTACTTCAGTCATGGTTGTCTCCAATACATTTGATCCGCCGTCTTTACGTCGCCGTCCTTCATTTATAAGCTTTTTTGCCTGATTAGTCGAGACACCAATGTCTTTTCCAAATTGTGCTGCTCTGGGTCGTGCCATTTTACTTCCTGTTCATCCAAGCTGTGGTGCCCATATAGGCTCCAACAATACCCGCGCCACTAATATAAAATAAATTACTAATGTCGCTCAACGCTGTAACTCTGTCCAAAGGTATAAAAAACATAGCTACAGTAAAAACACCCATGCTAATCAATGTGTACCTTGCCATACGCAACTGCGCCAAATTCTTGCGTAGCTCAGTCTCAGTCTGCCTGATCTCTTTAGCATGTTCAAGCTCATCGTCGGTAACTACCCCGTCGCCATCCATATCGTATTGGTCGTAGTCGCTGTTTTTCTGAAGGCGCTTTGACATCACTTCTTGCCAAAAAACTTAGTCGCGGCTCTCGTTCCAAAACTAGCTGCCACAATAGTTCCCAAAGTATACTGATAGTAATCCGGCATGGACTCAAGAGCGGTAAAACCATTTGTCACTATCTCCCTGCCCCAGTCTCCACAGAATGAGAGTATAAGCGGAATCGAGAACAAAATTGTAAGCCACTCGTCTTTCCAGCTATGTGCAGAAGCATCAGCCATTTTGAGATCCCAGTCAATCTCTCCTGTAGCTTTCTTTTGCATTATGACAGCTTCCGCTTGGGCTTTAGCAACCTTGGCACCAGTCACAGCCTTCTTCTCTTCGACTTTGCCCTCGAGCCATGTACCAGCCAAGTTAGCTATTGGTCCTAGAAACTGTATCATCTGCTTAAAATCCCGTTTGGTAAGGCTCTGCAATTATATCTAATTGCTTTGTATCCTTTGTAGTATTTGTGCACATCACTTGCCATCTTTAGTGCTCTGACTTTACATTCTCTTTCTATGTCGAACCACTGCTGCCCCTCAAAGGTTACACAAATCTGCGGGTTAGAAACCATGCAGGCAATTACAATCGCCTGATACATCTACCTCTCACGTTTCAAGTCAGCCTGCGTGTTGATACGATAAACATTTACATCGTTTCTATCGCCAGCGATCTGTTCTTGCAGAGCCTGACGCTGCATAGCCAGATCATAAGCCTGCTGCAACTTGGCCTGATCAATCTGGAAGTCCATTGCATCGTTCTGCATCTTACGCTGTATCTCAGTCGTATCGTTCTGCAACTCCTGCTGCCGGATCTGAACCAGTGGATCAGGTGGTGTCTGAGGCTTGAGCATGGGAGCAAGCTGCTCCAGCGTCGTTGCAATCTGCTGTGCCACCGCTGCTTCTGCTGCATCAGGGTTGATCTGCGGTGGCTGCTGTCCTGCTGCCATAGCTTCCTGTATACCTGTTTCAAGCATTTCTTTAATAACATCACGAGCAAATATACTGACATGCTCTTGTATGTGAGCCTGTAATATCAGGAATGCCTGTGGGTTAGCCTGTATGGCAGGCGACTGAATCATGGCAACGTGCACACGAATATGCGCCATACTGTCCTGCTGCGGGAACACTTGCAACTGCTGACCCTTCAGAGCCAGAGCGTTTTCTGTGGCAGGATCCTTTGGTGCAGGTGGCTGTGGTGGTGGCAAGATCGAGTCGATGTTCTTTACATCCAGTGCGTCATACATCCGGCGGTAGGCTTCATACAGATTGTGCATCTGCGGTGCAGCCTGTGCCAGTTGTAGTTGTGTCTGCGCCAACGACAGTCTCTGCGCCATAGAAAAAATCGACGGGTCGGAGACAGGGAGGATATCTACGCGCCCGTCGAAGTCCTGTGCCATGATAGCAGGGTTGATGTTAGCCCCGATAGCATATGGATACGGCATAGGATTGTTCTGAAATATCTCAGCCAGCATGCGAAACTCATTCTTTTGAGCGTAGTGCAGCCGCTTATGGATACTTGATATTACTTTTGATCCCTGCTCGATGAGAGCCACTGTAGTTCCCACGGGAGCATTGGAGTTGACATCTGCGACTTTTGTGTCCGTAACCTGTGCAAATCTTCTACCCGAATCAACGACCACCCCAAGTAATTGAGCCAGCGTTCCAGAAGGCTCCTTGTAAGGGAGTGGAATAATAGCATTCCTAATATCGCCGCCGGGAGCATCAAGATCACGAAACTCACCCGGATTAACAGGCTCATCATCATTCCTGATACGAACACCACGGGCTTTGAAACCACCCGGTAAATTCGAGAGCGTACCAGCATCGATAAGCTGGCGGAGTATAGACGTTGCAGCACGGGACAGCCCTCCTATCATATGCAACAAACCAAAGCCATAGAACCCGAAACCGGGCAGAAACTTGTAATGTACAAAGTACTGACGCTTGCGACGGAGCGGATCCTGCTCACGAAAGTTGCGTACTACCGAGAGAACTTCTCCCGAAGCTTCGTCCATAGTGACGATATACGGTAGCTTGATACCTGTGTCTTCGCCCATTTGATCTTTGTCTTCAAAGCCTTCAAGATCCAAGTCCACATGGATTTCAAAAAGCGTAAACATTTCATCAGAATAGCCTGAACGTAATCCCTGAATTTCATCACTCTTGCCACGGATTGTTGAATCAGACTCGTCACCTTCGCTTGGAGATAAATCAACATCTCTATATATCCCTCCTACTTGCATCTTGCGGATTTCGTTCTCACTCATCCGAACAACATGAGTGTACCGCACTGCTGTCCTCAAATCAGACGCATGATACGGAACAATCAGATCTTCGGCAGGAACAAACTTCGATACCGCCCTCTGCTTTGTTTGATCAAAATAAACCTTCTTGAAAGTAGAACCAGTAATCGGCAGATAGAATAACATCTGATCCGTATCCTGATCGAACTCCTCCATCACTTCCGTAATCTGGAAGTTCATGAAATCCTTCACACGTTGAGCCTGCTCCTCAACCATGCGGTTCTGCTCACCCAAGATCTGTGTCTTTACAGGACCGCCCGGTGGCAACATCTCTTTGTAAGCCTGTGCCTGAAACTGCGTAATCGCCTCCGATAACACAGGGTGCGTCACACCACTGGCACCCATGAACGGCTCAGACCGCTCCTCATAATTGATCCCCAGTAACGTCAAACCCTTGGATATGGACTCTTCCCAGTCAGAACGACCTTCTCTGTCCTCATCAACCAAGCCCCCAAGATCAGAGGACAAAGAACCAAGCGTAGACTGATCAAGAACCTCGGCCAGATTTGCATTGTGATCATAGACTTCAGCCTCGACCTCAACCATCTCTTCTTCACCAACAAGTTCAATGCCGGGCGGAAGATCTTCCATACCGGGCAACGGTACTTGAACCTCGGTCATGGCATCTTCGGGCACGGCTGCTGGTCCACCCGGACCCATGGCCTGCTCCATCATTCCTGCAATCTGTCTTGGTTCGATAGCCATTAAAAGGTTCCCTTAAATGTTCCGCCGCGCTTTTTCATAATAGCGCCACCACGTTTCTTGCCACTCACGGCCTTTTCATACGCAGCGTCGCCTTTTTTCATAAGCTTTCTGGCCTTATTACCCAGA